GCACTCGGGCTTCCACCCAACCGCTTCGGCTCGATCCCCGGCAACCCGAATGCACTGCCGGCCGGCGCGCCCACCACGCCGAGATTCGGCAGCGGCCAGCAGGGGCCCGGCGGCTACATGGGCGGCGGGCCGCAGTTGCAGTCGGGCGGGCCCGTGGCGCCGGTGGCCGGGCCCAATGCGTTCGGCAGCAGCGGAGCCCGGATCGGCACGCCCGCGTACACGGGGAGCGTGAACGGGCTCATTCCGGTGAAGAACCTGCAGGCGGTGCTGGAGGGGGAGAAGAAGGCGGCGGCGGATCGTGCCTATGCGGCGAACAACACGTCCACCGTGCTCAACCTCGTGCAGCAGATACGCAAGCACTGGCAGATGGCGAAGGACGCCAAGCAGGTGGTGGAGCGCAAGATGGTGGACGCGATGCGCGCGAAGAATGGTGAATATTCACCGGCGCGCCTCCAGCAGATTCGCCAGCAGGGGTCCTCCGAGATTTACATGATGGTGTTCTCCACGAAAGCCCGGCAAGCGAAAGCCTTGATCGGGGACGTGATGCTGGGCACGGCCGACGACAAGCCGTGGACCATCGAGCCCACCCCGGACCCGGACATCCCGCAGGACGTGATCGAGGTGATCCTGAAGGCCACCACCGACGTGGTGGCGCAGGCCGAGATGGCGGGCATCCCGATGAGCCCGGACGAAATCAGGCTCGGTCTGCGCGAGGTGAAGGACGCCACCAAGGCCATGGTGCTGGAGGAAGCGCGCCAGCGCTGCGAGCGCGCCGAGGTGAAGATCGAGGACCTGCTGGCCGAAGGGGGATTCATCCAAGCGCTGGATGCGTTCATCGACGACCTGACGACGTATAAAACCGCCTTCCTGAAGGGGCCGGTGGTGCGCAAGCGCGGGGCTCTCCGCTGGGAGCCACAGCCGGACGGCACGAGCCTGCCGGTCGCCACCTTCCAGAACCTGCCAGACTGGGAGCGCGCGGACCCGCTCATGATCTACCCCGCGCCGTGGGCGAAGAACGTGCAGGATGGCTACCTGATCGAGCGCCACCAGCTATCGCCGAGTGCCTTGAGCGACATGATCGGCGTCGAGGGCTACAACGAGGATGCGATACGGCAGGTCTTGGACCAGTACTCGCAGAACGGCTTGCGCGAATGGCTGCAGGTCGATACCGACCGGCTGGCCTCCGAGAACCGGATGTATTCGAGTTTGCAGAACCAGTCGGACCTGATCGACGCGCTGCAGTACTGGGGGCAGGTGACCGGCAAGTCGCTGCGCGAGTGGGGCATGAAGCCCGACGAGGTCCCCGACGAGGCCAAGGTCTACGACGTGGAGTGCTGGCTGATCGGAAGCTGGGTCATCAAGGCGGTGATCAACGCCGATCCGCTGGCGCGCCGGCCCTACTTCGGCCAGTCGTTCGAGCCGATCCCCGGAGCGTTCTGGGGCAACTGCCTGTACGACAAGATGCGCGACGTGGAGGACATGTGCAACGCGGCAGCGCGCGCGCTCGCGAACAACATGGGCATCGCCTCGGGGCCGCAGGTGTGGGTGAACAATGACCGCCTGCCGCCGGGCGAGGACATCACGACGCTCTACCCTTGGAAAATCTGGCAGACGACCAGCGACCCGATGGGCGTCGCCCAGCCGCCGGTGGGCTTCTTCCAGCCGAACTCGAACGCGCAGGAACTGATGGCGGTGTTCGACAAGTTCTCGATCCTTGCCGACGAGTACACCGGCATCCCGCGCTACATGGCGGGCATCGGCGGCGGCACCGGCGAAGCGGGCCGCACGGCCAGCGGCATGTCGATGATGATCGGCAACGCGAACAAGACGATCAAGAGCGTGATCTCGAACATCGACAAGACGGTCATTGCCCCCTTGGTCACGAACGCCTATAATTATGTAATGCGCTACGTCGGCGACCCGGACTGCAAGGGCGATCTCCAGATCGTCGCCCGAGGTGCGCTGTCGCTCGTGACGAAGGACAGCCAGATGCAGCGCCAGCAGCAATTCTTGGCTGCGACTGCGAACCCGATAGACATGCAGATCATCGGCATGGACGGGCGCGCTGCCGTGCTGCGTGAGACCGCGAAGAGCCTTGACATGAACGTCGATAAGATCGTCCCGAGCCAGACCACGCTTGCCATGAAGGCGAAGATCGCCGCGATGCAGGCACAGATGGCCGGCGGCCCTGCGCCGGGCCCCTTGCCCACACCGGGGGCAGCACCCGGCGCGACGCCACCGGGACCGCCAGTGCTGGAAGGCTCGCCCAACCGCGAACTGCCTCACGGCCAAGGACCTGCCACTGACAACTTCGGAGCGCCTGCCAAGTGAGCCGAGCCCCCGAGAACGGCGTCTACCACCAGATGATCCAGCGCTGCTACAACCCGAAGCAAAGTAGCTACGCTTACTACGGAGCGCGCGGGATCACGGTATGCGACGAGTGGCGCGAGTCGTACAAGACCTTCCTCGCCGACATGGGGCCGCGCCCCGGCAAAGGCTACAGCATCGACCGGCGCGACAACGACGGGCCGTACTGCAAGGACAACTGCTTCTGGAACGTACACCAGAAGCAGTGCCGCAATCGTCGCTCGACCATCTACGTGGACCTCGGCGACGAACGCCACAAGCTGATCGATCTCGTCGAGCAGGCCGGGCTGAAGTGGCACACGGTGTATGCGCGGCTCTTCGCTTATGGATGGACAGTCGAAGAAGCGCTAACAACTCCGACACGAAACACCGCATAATCCGCACCACGAATGCTTAGCCCCAACGAGCGCATCCTCTTCGAGTCCCTCGCGCGCAACACGCGCTTCCGGGACTGGGTGGTGGCCCAGAAGGACAAGCAATACGGAATTTTGGTCTCGGGTGTCGAGGAACTGCAGATACGACGTGCACAGGGCGCGGCCCTCATGTTGCAGCAGATCATCGACAACTTGGACGCATCCCTGACCAGCCGTTGAGGCACAGGAGTTGATGATGGCCCTGCCAGCGAGAGTGCAACGCGACTTGGACCGTGCCGATGCCTTGCTTGCCCAGCAGCAAGCGGCGCAAGCGGAACCCCCGGAGAGCGCTGCCCCTATCGCAGAGGCCACGCAGGTTGAACGACCGGCCGCGACGCCGGCAGCACCGCCCGCGCCCGCTCCTTCCGAGGACTGGGAGCACAAGTACCGGACGCTTCAGGGCGTCCACAACCGACATGTCGGTGACTTGAAAGAGCGGATCGGCCAGTTGGAAGCGCATATCCAGCAGATAGCGCAACAGCAGGCGGCTGCCCCGGCGACACCGCAAGTGCCCGAGTTGAACCCGCAGGACGCCGAGACTTTCGGTAGTGATCTGGTGGAGATGGTTCGACGCACGGCGCAAGCCGAAGGCGGCACCGCCGTCAGATCGCTGCAGGACAAGATTGCACAACTGGAGCAGCAGTTGGCGGGGGCCAGCGCCGTCGCATCGAAGACCGCCGACGAGGTGTTCTACGAGCGGCTGGAGCAACTGGTGCCAGAGTGGGAAGCGGTGAACAAGGACGATGGATTTCTGACTTGGCTCGCCGAAGAGGACCCGCTGTATGGCACGCCCCGCCAGTCCGCGCTCACGCAGGCGGGCAACGCCCGCGACGTGAACCGCGTGGCCCGCGTGTTCCAGACGTACATTCAGTCGGTCCCGAAGCAGCCGAAGCCAGCGCCCCGGCAGGAACCCACCGTCACACCGCGAACGTCAGGCAACGGCGCGGCTCAGGTGACGCCCGAAGGCGGCAGTCGGCAGGTCATCACGATCCAAGCGGTCGAGGCGTTCTACAAAGACGTGCAGCGCGGGCTTTACCGGGGCCGGGAGACCGAGATGGCGCAGCAGGAGGCGATCATCAACGCTGCGCTGGCCGAAAATCGGATCGTGGACCAAAGGCAGGTTCCCCGACAGATGTAAGGCTGGCGCTCAGTCAGGAGCGCTTTCATGGCCGTCATCACCCCGACCGCAGTCTTTCCAGTAGCTGCGCCGTTCAACACCGTCCCCCCGTATTCCGGCACGTTCATCCCGACCATCTGGTCGGCGAAGATGAATGCGAAGTTCTACGCTGCCAGCGTGTACGGCGACATCGCCAACACCAACTGGGAAGGCGAGATCGCGAACATGGGCGACAAGGTGATCATCAACACCGCGCCGACCATCACGATCAACAACTACGTGATCGGCGCCGGGTTGGTCTACGAGGTGCCCAAGCCCGAGACGCAG